GTGAGCGCCGTTTACGAGTGGGACCCGGGCGAGGCCAACCCCAAGCAGAAGCTTTTCTTCGCCTCGCGCAAGCTCTACACGGGCTACGGAGGGGCCAAGGGCGGGGGCAAGACCTGGGCCGTGCGCACAAAGGCCATGCTCGGCGCGTACAACTATCCGGGCATCCGGATACTGATAATGCGCAAGACCTATCCGGAGCTGCAGTCGAACCACATCGAGCCGATGATAAAGCTGCTCAGGCCGGAGCTGGCCGCCTACAACGGCTCGCTGCACACCATCTATTTCGTCAACGGCAGCGTCATCCACTTCGGGCACTGGTCGGGCGAGGCCAGCGAGCTGGAGTACAACGGGCAGGAGTACGACTGGATTTTCCTCGACGAGGCCACGCAGTTTACATGGAGGGCCTTCCAGTTCCTCGGCGGGCTGCTGCGAGGCGTGAACGACATACCAAAGCGGATGTACGTCACCTGCAACCCCGGCGGGGTTGGTCACAGGTGGGTCAAGCGGCTGTTCATAGACCGGGAGTACATACAAAACCGCGAAAACCCGGAGGAGAACGAGAACCCAGACGACTATGCGTTCATCCCCGCGACGGTGGAGGACAACACGGTGCTGCTGAAGTCCTCGCCGGGCTATCTGCGGATGCTCTCGTCAATGCCGGAGGGCCTGCGCCGGGCCTACAGGTACGGCGACTGGGACTCGCTCGGCGGGAACTACTTCCCGGAGCTGAGCGAGGCGCTGCACGTTTCGCCGGTGTTCAGCATACCGAAGCACTGGAAGCGCTACAGGGCCTTCGACTACGGCCTGGATATGTTCGCCTGCGCATGGTTTGCCGTGGACGAGGCCGGCAGGAGCTGGATGTACCGGGAGTACTCCAAGAGCGGCTTGATTGTCCAGGAGGCGGCGAGAGCAATGCTGGAGCGCACGCTGCCGGGAGAGCGCATCGAGGTCACCTTCGCGCCGCCGGACATGTGGTCGAGGCAGAAGGACTCCGGCCGCACTATGGCGGAGCTGTTTCTCGACTGCGGCGTGCCCATAGTCAAGGCGGACAACTCCCGCGTGCAGGGCCACATGCTCATCAAGGAGATGCTGGCCAAGCGGGCTGACGGCCGTCCGGGCCTTATGTTCTTTGAAAACTGCAGGCAGACGATAGATGACCTCAAAGACATACAGGCAGACGAGCAGGACCCCAACGACTGCGCGAAGGAGCCGCACGAGGTCACGCACAGGGTGGACGCTGTGAGGTACTACTGTATCTCCCGCGTGGAGAGCGCCGGGCTGGAGACGGAGCGGACCCGGGATGCGGAGGCCGGGCTGGAATACGACGAGTTCATACATGGAGGCGAGCCGACGGCGGGGTATCTGAGGTTTTAGTACGGCGTATTTTGCACAGCAAAGACGGACAAAAGGCGGAGAAGATTAAGGAGGTACAGAGATGGTGGAGATAATTGCCCTTTCCCTCTTGGCGGCAGGCTGCGTGGGAGCTTTCCTGACGGTGCGCGTCTGCGCGAAGGTTCTGGGCGTGCTTGAGAGGCTAGAGGCCTCGGTCAGGGCGCTGAGCTCCGTGACGTCATCTGCGGCCGAGACTGGGCGCGGGAACGCCGAGCAGGAGAGGTACGAGCAGGGCGTGGCCAATATTCTGGCCTACGGCACGAGGGAAATGCTCAGAAGGAGGGGTGAGGCGCAGTGAAAGCTGAGAAGGACGGCAAGCTCACGGCGGAGAGCGTGTGGCGCGAGTACGAGAGGATGCTCGCCTACAACGAGAGCATACAGCTCGACGACACCGTGCGCGTGAACGAGAACTTCTTCGTAGGCAAGCAGTGGGAGGGCGTGGAGTCCAACGGCCTGCCTACGCCGGTTTTCAACTTCCTCAAGCGCGTGACGCTCTTCACTGTGGCGAGCATAACCAGCGACAGGGTGAAGCTGCTCGCCTCGCCGGTGGATTCGCACTCTGGCGACGGGCGGGTCATACGCGCCGTGGACGTGGTTAACGCGGAGTTTGACGCGCTCTTCGAGCACAACAAGCTGCCCACGCTGATTCAGGAGTTTATGCGCAACGCCGCCGTGGACGGCGACGCGGCTACCTACACCTACTGGGACAGCGAGGCGCCTGCGCCGGGCGGAGGCAGGGGCGCAATAGCGACGGAGATAGTGCCGAACACGCGCGTGGGCTTCGGCAACTGCGCCGACAGGCGTGTGCAGAGCCAGCCGTACATACTCATCAAGCGGCGGGAGCTGACGGAAAAGCTCAAAAAGCGCGCAAGGGAGCTCGGCTGCGCAGGGTGGGAGGACATCCGCCCCGACACCGACGAGCAGTACGCCGACAGCTACAAGGAGACCGGCGACAAGACGACCGTCATCCTACGGCTCTGGAAGGACGACGGCACCGGTACGGTCTGGGCCTGCGAGTGCGTGCGCGGCATGATGGTGCGCCCGCCCTGGGATCTGGGCTTGACGCTCTATCCCGTCACCTGGCTGTGCTGGGATTATGTGCAGGACAGCTATCACGGGCAGGCGATGCTCACGGGCCTGATACCGAACCAGATTTACATCAACAAGCTTTTCGCCATGACGATGATTTCACTCATGACTACGGCCTATCCCAAGGTGGTCTACGACCGCACCCGCGTGCCGAAGTGGGACAACGGCATCGGCAAGGCCATCGGCGTCAACGGCGGGGACGTGACGGGCGTGGCCCGCATCCTCGACCCGGCGCAGGTGTCGCCGCAGATTGCGCAGTTCATAGAGCTCACGCAGGATATGACGCAGTCAAACCTCGGCGCGACGAGCGTGGCGCTGGGCGAAGCAAGGCCGGACAACACCAGCGCCATTGTGGCTCTGCAGCGCGCGGCGGCCACGCCGAACGAGCTCACAAGGCAGAGCCTGTATCAGAGTATCGAAGAGCTGGGCGCAATTTACCTGGACTTTATGGCGGGATACTACGGAGTGCGCATGGTTGAGGTCGACCCCGCCGAGGAGGTGCCCGAAGAGCTGCTTGCCTTCGCCGGGGACGCGCTGCCGCTGAGCGCGGGCGGTACGCTGGTGGTGCCATACGACTTTGCACAGCTGCGGGACATACCCATGCTGCTCAAGCTTGACGTGGGCGCAAGCGCCTACTGGAGCGAGATAGCCAGCGCGCAGACGCTGGACAACCTGCTCGCCGCCGGTCAGATAAGCCTCGAGGAATATCTGGAGCGAATCCCGGATGAGTACATAACCGACAGGCAGGGCCTGATAAAAGCTGTGAAGGCGCGGCAAACGCTCACGTCGCAGTGAATGAGGCAGGACGTGAAATACGGTTCCAGGCGGACGTTGAGAATGATTTTGGGACATAACCGGCAGACCGGCCGGAGAAAGGACAGCTCATGGAAGAGAAAAACATAGTCGAAGGCGGCCCGGAGCACGCCCGGGCGGGGGAGTGGAATGTGGACGTCGCGGAGATTATGGACGGCGTCCGCGACGAGGCGGAAGCGCCCGGCGAGGCCGTGACCGCGGCCGGGGAGGGCAATGAGGGCGGCGAGAGCTACACGCTCAAGCACCTCGACGAAGTGCGCACGGTGTCGCGGGACAAGGTCATAGAGCTGGCGCAGAAGGGCCTGGACTACGACCGTGTGCGAGCCAAGCTCGAGAGCGCGAGGGACCGACTCGCGGACTTCGAGAACTGGATGAGCGAGGTGTCGGGCGGGAAGCCGCCCGAAGAGTTCAGGGACGAGCTCTCGGCGCGCTCGCTGGCCGAGAGGGAGGGGATTGAGTTCGACGCCGCCCTTGAGCGCGTCCGAAGCGTGCGCTCCGCCCGGACCGGGGCGGAGGGCTCCGACGGCTCGAGGGCCAAGAGGGAGGTGCGCGAGTTTTTCGCCGCGCACCCGGACGCGGCGGCGCAGCTGGTGTCCGACCGCGGCGCCATACCGGACGAGGTGTGGCGGCGCGTAAGGGCCGGGGAGAGCCTGAGCGCCGCGTGGGAGGGCGTGAAGCTGCGCGAGGGCGCGAAGGCCCAGAGCGAGCGCGTGCGCACGCTCGAGCGCGAGCTGGCCGAGACCAGGCAGGCGAAGCGCAACCGGGTCAGGAGCACCGGCAGTACCACCGGCGACGGCGGGGAGGTCGAGCGCGACCTTGCCGCGCTGGGCTGGAACGAGGTGTGAGCGCGATAGCGGCGCGAGCACAGGAAAAATGATTTTGAGGAGGAAACAAAAATATGGCGATTAACCTTGCAAGCAAGTTCAGCAAATATGTAGACGACGCCTTCGAGCACGAGTGCCTGCTCGCGGGCGCTACGAGCAACCGCGTCGATTTCACCGGCGTAAATGAGGTCAGCGTCTACTCCGTCGACAAGATGGAGATGAACGACTACAACCCCTCCGGCACTTCCCGCTACGGCAGCGTGGAGGAGATAGGCGACCGCGTGCAGACCTTCAAGATAGACCGCGACCGCTCCTTTACAGGCTCCATAGACGAGGGCAACGCCCAGGACCAGTACAACGTCAAGGACGCCTCCGCCAGGCTGCATGTCCAGATACGCGACGTGGTCATCCCTGAGGTGGAGACCTACGTCTTTGGCAAGTGGGCCTACGGCGCAGGCAAGGTGGTCGGCGGCGACGCACCGACGGCCGAGACCCTGCTGGGGCTCATCCAGGCGGGTGCGAGCTACATGAACAACCACCATGTACCCCGCCGCGGGCGCAGTATGTTCATAGCCGAGACCTACGCGGCTATGCTGCCCAACCTCGCCAACCTGACCTACCTCGAACGCCTGGGCAGCGAGGCCCTGAGCGAGAACCGCCTGCCCCGCGTGGCCGGTTTCGACGTGCGCGTAGTACCGGACGGCGACATGCTCGAGGGCGTGTACTTCATCCTTCAGCACAAGGACGCCTGCCCCTTCGTCCAGAAGCTGGCCAAGTACAAGATTCAGAAGGACCCCATGGGCATAGACGGCAACGTCATTGAGGGGCGCGTGCGCTACTGGGCCGGTGTACTCGCAGAGAAGTGCGACGGCGTTTATGTCTACGCCGCCTCGGCTTCCGTCCAGGACGCGCCGGTTTTCGGCGGCACCGGCAATGCGGTCACCGTCACCGCTGCTGGCGCGACCATCTACTACACCGTGGACGGCACCGACCCCAGGTACAGCGCTACTCGGGAGCTCGTGGCCTCCGGCGGCACGGTTAACATAACTTCTGGGCAGGTGCTCAAAGCTTACGCCTTCACGGACGAAAAGTATCCCAGCGGAGTTGTAGAGAAGGCTGCCGTCTGACATGCGCACGGCGTTGGTGAAATCGTTTTGATTTAAAGAAGGGTGGGAGGGTATGGGCTTGCGTAAGGAGATGTGTCGATGGCATACGTTGAGGACGTTTTTAATGCGGCGATGGGGATAATGGACGAGCTCGGCGTGGACGGCGAGGCGAGGACGAGCGACACGGAGGAGTACGCGCTGCGGACGCCGTCCATTGTGAACATGCTCGTGAGCGAGCTGAAAATACTTACGGGAGAGCGCGGCGACTGGCTGCCTATAGAGTCGCTCGAGGACGTGGTGCCGGTGGGCGACACCAGTTACTCGCTGGGTGCGCTGCCCTACGGCCTGGCGGCCAACCTGCTTGTGGACGAAAACCCGTCGGCGGCCAGCTTCTATCAGCAGCGCTACGAGGAGATGCGAGCGTACTATCTGGCCAGGATGCAGGCGGTGACGGGGGATGTGGTCAACGTCTACGGCGGGATAGAGTACGGGGAGTTCGCCCACTGGTGAGAGCGTCCGGGGGATTTTCTCCCCGGATACCCGCGCAAGCGCCGGAATACCATCTTGCGCGTCGCCGCGGTCAGTGGGGAAACGGTTAATTAGTGGTGGGATATGGGTGGGAAAGCTTTTTGCGGGGAAGGAGGTCAATATGGCAAGAGTGCCGACTAACATTTCTGAATCCGTCTACCAGATAAAGCGCTGGAAAGGCGTCAACGAGGCTCAGGAGGGCGAGGCTTCGCTGGAGATGGGCGAGGCGGCGGTCATGCGGAATTTCAAGGTCACGGCGGGCGGGGCGCTGCAAAAACGGGGCGGCTCGGTCAACGTGGCGGGTCTGCTCAACAGCTACACCGTCGAGGTGGACGAGGACAACCCCGTGGGGCTGTACTCCGAGTTCGGCTCCAGCGTGCTGCAATTTACTATGTACCCGGGTGTGCAGGTCGACAGCATGGGCGCTCTCAGCCTCACGGGCGAGCCCGTGACTGTCACGGAGAGCAATGCCGACGACTACGAGGGGTACTATTTCCAGCACAACACGGGCGAGATATACCGCTTTGAGGGATTGACGAGGTCGAGAAGATGAGAGAGCTGCCGAAAATTACATCCGCCATGCTGGTGGTCACGCATGGCTGCAATCTCCGGTGCTGCTACTGCTTTGTGCAGAAGGAGCCGCAGCGTATGGCGCTCTCCACGGCGAAGGACGCGGCGAGGTTCCTCATGGCCAACGCCGTGGCTTCAGGCGGCGGGACGCCGGAGATAAACTTCTTCGGCGGCGAGCCGATGCTCGAGTTCGACACGGTAATAAAGCCGCTGGTCGAGTGGGTGCACGATGAGCTGGGCAAGCCGTTCAGGTTTTCCATTACGACAAACGGGACGCTGCTGACGGACGAGCGGATACGTTTCATGCAGCGGCACGGCTTCGGGCTGCTGCTCTCCATGGACGGGAACGCTCCTGTGCAGGACTACAACAGGCCATGCGCCGACGGGAAGGGGTCGTTCACTATACTGAAGCCCATTGTGCCGAAGGTGCTCGCGGCGTGGCCGGGTACGACGTTCCGCATGACGGCGATTCCCGAGACGTGTTCGCACCTGTTTGAGAGCATTATGTGGGCTTCGGCGCAGGGGTTTACGAACTTCTTTGTGACGCCGAATGTGTTTGAAGCCTGGGACGATGCGGCGCGGGACGTGCTGGCCGGTGAGCTGCGCAAGTATGCAGACTACTACGCCGACTGTAAGGCTCGGGGCGTGAGGCCTATCACGTTCTCAACCTTTGAGCAGGCGTTCCAGGACATGAAGCAGATAGAGCTGGCCGAAAAGCAGGGAGCATACAGGGCTATGCCCAAGTGCCGCAGCGAGGGCAAGTGTGGGCTGGGTACGTCGCGGTTTGCGTCCATCCATCCGAACGGGAACCTGTATGCCTGTCAGGAGATGACGAGCAACGAGGGCGAGGAAAGCGCCTTTTATATAGGCTCCATATATTCCGGCGTGGACAATAACCGGCGGCGTGCGCTGGCGGAGAGCTTTGACAGCGTACCCGTGCGGGGCGAATACTGCTCGGGTTCCCCGCAAAAGCGCAGCTTTTGTGGGGAGAGGAGGAGCGACGGAACGACTGAGCCTTCGCGCTCGCGCGGAGGGGAAGGATGTGCAGTCCGCGACGACGTGTGCGAATATGACAGGATATGTGATGGGGGATGCGTTGCAAACAACTACATGGTCACCGGCAGGCTGGGCAGGATGCCCGAAATGTATTGCTGGTGGCGGCGCACGGTGCTACATGAGGCTATGAGGGTAAAGGAGGCAGAGCAATGCCGAGCGGAAGCGTAAGCGGATTTAAGAGCTGGCACAACGGCTCGCCTATAAACAGCTCGTCTTGGGCGAACCCGAACACCATAGCCTGCGGCTCTTCGGGCTATGTCGGCGCGGTGAGGTTTTCAATAAGCCAGTCGGCGTCGAGCATCACCATCAGCTCCAGCGTGTACAGGCGGCTTTCAAGCGGCACGATGCGCGCGGAGATTCGCACAAGCGAGCTGAGCAATCCGACGCCCTCGGCGGTCGGCTCTGACACCACATTCAGCGCTCCGAGCGCGGGGAGTACGGCTAGCTTCACGTTCAGCGGCTCTTTCACGGCGGGGACGTACTATGTTTACATCACCAGCGACAGCGCGTACATAGACCTCTACGCCTCGGGCAACATGTCGGTGAGCTATGTTGCAGGCGGCGGGTGTACGCACATGTGTGAGCTGTTCTGCGAGGAGTGCGAGGGCTCGTGCGAGAGCGGCTGCCAGGCGGTGTGTCAGAACTGCGAGGGCTACTGTGAAAGCTCCTGCGAGGTGTACTGCCAGAACTGTGAGGGCGCGTCCTGCCAGAGCTGCGAGGGATGCGAGAGCTATTGCGAGGGGGTCTGCCAAAACTGCCAGGGGGCGGGCTGCCAGACCTGCCAGACCGGCTGCCAGGGCTCGTGCCAGGAGACGTGTGAGAGCGCGTGCCAGACCTCCTGCCAGCTGGGGTGTCAGGCCTCCTGCGAGCTTTCCGCGCAGAGCTCCAACTACTTCGTCTGGAACTTCTGCAAGGTCACGGCGGCGGCAAACACCACCGACACGGTGGTGCGCGGGCTCTGGTCGGGCTTTGTGGCCGGGCAGGAGGTGCTGTGCGCGGCCTGCAACGGCTACCTGTGGCAGCTCTCGCTCGGCGAGGACGGGACGTGGAGCAAGACGGCCTGCGGCACGATAGACACCGACGAGGACGTTTTCATGTTTGGCTTCTCGGACAGCCTCTATCTGCTCAACGGTTCCCAATACCGTGTTTGGAATGGCACGGCGCTCACGGATGTGGGCGGCTACAGGCCGCTGGTGGCGGTGAGTGTGCCGCCTGAGGGCGGTGGGACGGCGCTGGAGCAGGTGAACAAGCTCACAGGCGCGCGCCGTGTGCGGGTGTCGCCGGACGGCACGGCCACTGTGTTTCATCTGCCTGAGCAGAACCTTGCGAGCGTGGACTATGTGCAGTATGTGGCGTCGGGCGCGGATATAACCAGCTACGACGTAGATTTGACGGCAGGCACGGTGACTATCGCACCGGCTCCGGCGGAGGGTACGAACAGCGTAGAGATAGGCTATTCAGTCGCTGACGATACGGCGGACGAGATTCAGGCGATGCGCTACGCAGAGCTGTACAACGGCTCGCAGGACACGAGGGTGTTCGTCTACGGCGACGGGACGAACAGGTGCTTCTACTCAGGTATAGACTACGACGGTTTGCCGCGGGCGGACTACTTCCCGGACTTGAACGTGGCGCATGTGGGTGACGAGAACACGGCCATAACCGCCATGATACGCCATTATGACCGGCTGCTGTGCTTTAAGCTCGACAGCGCGTGGGCTATAGGCTACTCACAGGTGACGCTGGCCGACGGCACGGTGACGGCGGGGTTCTATGTCTCGCCCATCAACCGCAGCGTGGGCAACTGCGCGCCGGGGCAGGCGGTGCTGGTGGAGAACAGGCCGCGCACACTGGACGGGCGCAGCGTGGTTGAGTGGAAGTCCACTTCCTCCAGCGGCAACATAAACGGCGACGAGAGGAACGCAGAGCGCGTTTCTCAGCGCGTGGACGAGACGATACGCACCTTTGACCTGGAAACTGCCAAGACCTTCTACGACAAGTACGCGCACGAGTACTACGTCATCGGCGCGGACGGCACGGCGCTGGTGCACGGCATAGACGCGGACGCCTGGTATGTCTACACCAACTTCGCGGCCAGGTGCCTCATAAACTACAAGGACGAGCTCTACTTCGGCACGGCGGACGGGTATCTCAGGCACTTCTCGACGCAGTATTTCTCGGACGAGGGCGAGGCGATAGACGCCTACTGGGAGAGCGGCTCCATGCCCTTCGCGGCGGACTTCCAGCGCAAATACTCCGCGATGCTGTGGGTCGGCATCAGGCCGGACGACAACGGCTATCTCGAGGTCAGCGCCAAGACCGACCGCAAGACGGATTTCGCCGTGTACAGCTTTGAGACGGTGGACGCGGCCCAGGTGCCGGAGATGAACCGCATCAAGCTCAAGGCGAAGAAGTTTACTTACTACAACCTCATCCTGGCGAACAACACGGCGGACAAGACGGCAACGGTGGTCAGCGTGGACATCCGGGTGCGCGGGACGGGGTATGTGAGATAAGGAGGGAAAGATGGCTATACGGATAAAACAGGGCGACCAGTACAGCGTGCCTATTCTAATACGGCTCAACGGGGAGACGGTCGACATAGATGAGCTCGCCGAGGTGGAGTTCACCTTCGGCGACGGGACGCGCAAGCTCTGGCCCCAGGACGTGCAGTACAACAGTGCGGACAACTGCTTCTACCTGCCGCTCACGCAGGAGGAGACCTTCGCCTTCCCGGCGGGGGAGTCCGTGGCGCTGGACATACGAGTAAAGTTCGTGGGCGGGAACGTCATCGGCGTGCAGAGACCGGAGAGCTTCGCCGTGGCCGACGCAGCAAGTGAGGTGGTGCTTTGATGGACAGGCTCAGCGTGGAGCTCTTCGACGCGGGGCGCCTGGAGGCGGACGCGGGCTCCGCCAGGCTCGTACAGGGGCCTAAGGGCGACCCGGGCGCGGTGTATGTGCCGAGCGTGGCCGGAGGCGTCCTGTCCTGGACGAACGACGCCGGGCTTGAAAACCCCGTCCCGGCCGACATAAGCGGCCCCGCAGGCCCGCAGGGGCCTAAAGGGGATACAGGCGAGGCCGGGCCGCAGGGCCCGACAGGCCCGCAAGGAGCGACCGGCCCGCAGGGAGCCCAGGGCGTTCAGGGCGTAAAAGGCGACAAGGGCGACGTGGGATACGTCTTTACACCCAGCGTCAGCGACGAGGGCCTGCTCTCGTGGACAAACGACGGCGGCCTTACGAACCCGGAGCCCGTCAGCGTGCGCGGCCCGCAGGGCGTCAAAGGCGACACCGGAGACCAAGGCCCGCCGGGAGAGCAGGGGCCGCAGGGAGAAACAGGCCCGCAGGGGCCGAAAGGAGATAAAGGCGACACTGGTGACGCAGGCCCGCAAGGGCCGAAGGGAGACACGGGAGAGCAGGGACCGCAGGGAGAGACAGGCCCGCAGGGGCCCGTCGGACCCAAAGGGGACCCGGGCACGGGGCTGGACATACTCGGTCAGTACGACAGCCTTGAAGAGCTCCAGGCGGCCGTGACGAGCCCGGAGATAGGCGACAACTACTATGTAGGCGCTTCGGCCCCGTACAGCATTTACACTTGGACGAACGCCGGCGGGACGGCGCAGTGGGTAGACGGCGGTCAGCTCCAGGGCTCGAAGGGAGACAAGGGGGATTCGGGCGGCTACTACACGCCAAGTGTCGACGGCAATGGAGTGCTGTCCTGGGCGGGCTCCCAGAGCGGGATGCCGGATGTCGCGCCGGTGAGCATACGCGGCCCGCAGGGCTCCGCCGGTGCGGACGGAGCGGCCGGGGCCGACGGCGCTACCTTCACACCGTCCGTGAGCGAAGAAGGGGTGCTTAGCTGGACAAACGACGGTGGCAGGGCAAACCCGCAGCCGGTCAGCATAAAAGGGCCGCAGGGCGAGCGCGGGCCAAGCGGGCAGGACGGAGCGTCCGGTGACGACGGGGGCTACTACACGCCGTCTGTCGACGCCTCCGGAAACCTCTCCTGGTCGGCGAGCAAGGGCGGGATGCCCACGGCGCCTTCGGCCAATATATGCGGCCCGCAGGGGGTGAAAGGCGACACCGGAGAGCAGGGTCCGCAGGGTCCGCAGGGCCAGCAGGGCGTACAGGGAGAGCCCGGAGAGCCCGGAAACGATGGGGCGGACGGCGCGACTTTCACGCCCAGCGTGGACGCGGCGGGCAACCTGAGCTGGACGAACAACGGAAACCTGGAAAACCCGGCCACCGTAAATATAAAAGGTCCGAAGGGCGACAAGGGGGACACGGGCGACACCGGGGAGCAGGGGGCTCCCGGCGCACCAGGTGCGGCTGCGACCATCAACGGTGTGAACGCGCTTACGCTGGCAGCGGGCGAAAATGTGGAGCTAGAGCAGTCCGGCTCTACGCTGACAATCAGCGCGTCGGCGGGCGGGCCGCTGTACGTCCAGTTTACCGGAAGCGATCAGATGAATCTGAGCACCGACCACACGCTTGAAGAGGTCGTCGCTGCGTACCGGGGCGGGCGTGATGTGATAGCCGTATACGACAGCGTCAACTACACCCTGGTGTGCATAGACTCGGCGAACACCATGGCGCAGTTCACTTTCTTCGCTCAGAGCACCATGCACGAACTGTTTATGCTCAACAGCGGCGGGCTGCGCATAAATTATTGCACTGAGACGCAGATAAGCGCCTCATTGATAAAGTTCTCGCCCGGCTCCACCGGCATCGACGCCGACAACGTTCAGGACGCCATCGAGTATTTGGCCTCTTTACTGTGACGGGGCCGCAGCCGGACACATATTATGTAGAGCAAGGAGGGAGAAAAATGTATAAAAAAGGCATCGACGTGTCCAAGTGGCAGGGTACGGTGGACTGGGAAAAGGTGAAGGCCTCCGGCATAGAGTTCGCCATGCTGAGGGCCGGGTACGGCCAGGGCAATATGGACCCGCAGTTTGAGCGAAACGCGAGTGAGTGCACCAGGCTTGGTATACCGTTCGGCGTGTATTGGTTTTCCTACGCCTGCACGGCGGACATGGCCAGGCGAGAGGCGCAGTTCTGCATGGACGCTGCGGATAAGTATAAGCTTCAATACCCGATGGCCTTCGACTTTGAATACGATAGCGTAGACAACGCCGCCGACAAGGGCGTGTCCGTAACCAAAGCGCTGGCCAGCTCTATGGCGCGCGCGTTCTGCGATGAGGTGAAGGCCGGCGGATACTACCCGATGGTATACGCCAACCCTAATTACCTCGCGGCCTATTTCGACGCGGATATACCGAAGGAGTTCGACATCTGGCTGGCCAAGTGGCCTCGCGACCCGCAGCCGGAGAACGAGCCGGAGCAATCAGGCGGCATGTGGCAGTACACTTCGAGCGGCACGGTGAACGGCATAAACGGGCGCGTGGACATGGACGCGGCGTACAAGGACTATCCGGCGCTCATCGCCGGGGAGAACGGCGGAGGCGAGGACGAAAACGAGGGCGGATACGAGCAGGAGGCCGAAAGGGCCAGGGCCTGGGTGATGCGGCAGGGCATATCCGACGGCACCAGGCCGGACGACTTTGTCACCAGGCAGGAGCTCTGGGTGATGCTCTACAGATTGGAGGGGTACAAATGATAAATTGGTTGGTAAGGTTCAAAAACAAGGGATTTTGGCTGAGTTTTATCCCGGCTGTGCTGCTTTTTGTACAGACTGCGGTCGCGCTCTTCGGGCTCAATATTGAGCTCGAGGGCCTGGCGGCGAAACTGCTCGACGTGATGAACGCGCTTTTCGCCGTGCTGGCGCTGCTGGGTATAGTCAACGACCCCACCACCGAGGGCGTTGGCGACAGCGCGCAGGCGCTCGGTTACACCGAGCCGAAGAGGGCCGGGTGATATGACGGAGTGGGGTGTGGTGGGCGTACTCGCAGCCCTGGCCGGATTCGCGGCGACGCTGGTCGCGCCGGTGATTAAGCTCAACACGACGCTGACCAGGCTTACCGTGCTGGTCGAGGAGCTGTCGGACAAGCTCTCGGCGCTCGAGCGCAGCAATTCGGCCGTGCATACGGCGCTTGCAGACAGGATAGGCCGGATGCGCACGGACGTGGGTGCACATGAGACAAGGATAACGGTTTTGGAGAAGAACGGGGGTAAAAATGGCGACATATGACCCAAATGTGGACTATTCTGACCTCATAGCCCAAGAGGCGGCCAAGGGAGTAAACGCAAACCGGCAGCTGCTGGCGCAGTACGAGGCGCAGCGCAACGCCAAGATTACAGCCGAGCGGCTGCCGTATGCGCAGACCTCGGTGTACACCAACGAGCTGGGCAGGCCGCTGGGCTATTATCAGGCCGAGGACAGGTCCGACTACATAAACGAGCTCTACGACACGGCGAGGGAACAGGCGCTCAGCGCTCTTGAGAGCGCTTACGACAGGGAAGTGACGTCATACGACTATGCGGCGGCGCGCATACCGGCGCAGTATTACGATGCGCGCAACGCGGCTTCCGCCGAGGCTGCGCTCGCCAGGCAGAGCGTGAACGAGCAGTTTGCGGCCTCCGGCCTCAACACGGGCGCGGCGGGACAAGCCCGCCTGAGCCTGGCCGTGGCGGAGCAGGGCGCACTTGGCGCGTTGGGCAGGGAGCAGGCCGCCGCACTGGCGGAGCTTGAGATGCGCAGGGCCGAGGCCGAGAGCGAGTACAAGGCCGCGGTTGCCGAGGCGATAGCGTCCAGCGAGCTGGAGAGGGCTCAGGCGCTGTACGACGAGGCGGTGCGGGTCGAGTCCAGCTACCGGACGTACTCAGAGGATTTGCTCGCGGCATGGGGCCTGACCCTGGCCGGTACGCCGGCTGCGGCGGAGACGGCAGCGGCAGGAACGTCCGGGGGAGGGGGCCGGACAGCTGCCCGGAAAACCGACGATGAGCCGGCTCCGCCCTCTGCGCAGGAGCTGGCGGACAACGCCGCGGCGCTGCGCTCGCAGCTCTCGCGCATACCGGGCCTGACGCGCGAGAACAAGGCCGGTATGGTGCGGGACTACTTTGCCAACGGGCGCATAAGCTACGACGACATGCAGTCGCTGCTGGCAGGGATATGA